ATATTTATGATGTTGCATTAAAGAAAAATTCAAATAATAAATATTCGACAAAGAATCATGACTGAGTACTACATGAAAAAATTCTGTAGCCCCTCTATGACAACCTTGTCATTTTCTCCACATTTTTCACACGTCCAATCTAATTCTTTTTTCAATTTTGGCATAGTATCAAAAAATTCTTGTATTTTAAGAAATTGAGGTTGAGTCAATTCTCCAAGGAAATCTATGATTTCTTTTTTAGTAAAATTGGTATATACATCTTCTTCATCATAGACAACATCTATACAATTAGCAACAATATTTAAAATATTATCATAATTTTCTGTATCATTAAGATTTATTTCTTTACTAACTAAATCACTTAAAGAAGGATCTTTAAATTGAATTCCTATATTATCAACTATATTAATTTTATTTATATGATCTTCATTAAATTCTACTTTAATTTCATTGACATCAAATTGAATATTAGTTGTGTGTTTACATTCTTTATATTCAGCATGATTAACACTCATATTAACAATTTCACTTACAGATTTACCTCTAAGATTTATGAATAGATATTCTATATCATATGAAGGAAGTTTTCTAATTTCTACGTCCGGGGTTAAAATACAAACTTCAAGTACATTTAAAATTGCATTTTCTATTTCTTTAGGATCACCGCCTTCTAAAGCTATATACAATACTTTTTCTTCTTTTACTAAAAACGGTCTATATTTAATTTCTTGTTTAGTAGATGGAATCTCCATACTAAATTCAGGTGTTATTAACTTAGGTAAAGTCATTATTTACTCCATGTTGTTGTTCAAATCATTAATTAGTTCTGCAATTATTTTAGGTATTCTTTAAAATATCTATAAGTGAAAGTTACATTTTGTTTTAAGATTTCTGTTGATGCCCAACTTACTGTTACTGGACCCACATTTAACGGAAATGCATCATATAATTTAATTTCATAACCCACTTTATTATGATCACCATTTCCAAATTGAGTTATAGTAATAGAATCACATTTATAATTATCAAAATAACCTATATCAAATTGATTGCCGCGATTTTCTGCATTATTATCATTAGTTCTATGATTACCAGTAATTAAATCTTGCCAGGCCATAAAAAAATGTCTTTCACTCATATCTGCACTTAAAATAATGGTAGAATCTATTTCAACATAATTTGCTAATCCACCAATTTTATATGGTGCTCCATAATCTTGATATTGTAAAGGCGATATAGCCCTTTGAGGTAATGTAGTAGCTTCTACTCTAAAAGTTAACCCCTTTAATATATCAAGTATGTGGCGCCGCCCACTAATATTATTATAATATGGTCCAATTTTTTCTAAAATATTTCCACTAAAAGACATTTCAAAATGTTCTGCTCTAGCAGTACCTTCTTTATTAAGTTGTGATGTAAATTCTGTAATATTAAAAGCCATTATTGCCCTCTAATTATTTGTCGACTTTCTCGCCAAACTTGAGTTTTATTCTTTTTAACAAAACGTTCTGTTGGTAAAAATAAAGCCATATCCCATTCAACTGAATCTATTAAAAGAAATCGCGATTTTACATGTGAATATAAATATTGTTTTATAGTCGGGGTAAACCATTTAAATTTTGCCGCATTATTTAATATATCATAGCTTAATCTTAGTCTGGTAGATTCATCATATTTAGTATTATTAGTTAAATCATATAAAGAATCCATTAATTTAGCACGTAAGGGTAAGGGTAAATAATGTAAATTCATTCCAATAAAACCTTCGGGTACTTTCTTAATTTCAAAAATCAATGGAAATCTATCATAATAAGGTAGTGTTTTTTTATGTTTAGGATCATAAAAGAAAGTATACATTCGACCTGGTAAAGTTTTAGAAGTAAGACTTGCACTGCCTCCTTTTAATAAAGCTTGAGGTGTAATACTAGTCCCAGCAGCTGTTTCACGAAACCATTTTCTAGATGCTTGAGTTCTAGCCGGAATTTGATTTTCCCGAGCTCCTTGAGCTATCATTTTATCAAATACATATGAAACCATATATATGTCCTTTTTATTATTTATAATGTTTATTTAATATTTAGTTCACGTTCGGTGAAGATGATAAATTTATAATTACGACTTTCACACCATTCAAGGGCATAATCCCACTTATATCTGTTTATAGCATAGGTTTTAACTTCGTTGATATATCTTTTTGTAAGACGTTTTTGTTTTTTAGGTTGTTTAGTTTGATTCATGGGTTTAATTTCAATAACCCAAGTTTCTATGATGTTATTTTTATTTTTAACACGTATTAAAAAATCTGGAAAATATCTATGTGTTTTACCATCTATTGGATGTTTATAAGGTATGAAAAATTCTTCAGATTGCCACTCTATTACACTTTCTGTATAATCACACCATATACAAAATTTTCGTTCCCATGAACTCCGACATATAATATTTGTTGGATTTCCTTTATATTTAGAGGTATTGATGGGTTTGTACTTGCTTTTTTGATAGGTAAACATTATAAATATCTAAAAGTATACTGCATAAAGGTATTTATTAATGGAAGATTTTACTGGCCTCGGCGAAGAGAGACCAAGTCTCGGATATAATAACACAAGACGTTCAGCTCGTGGTGAGGTAGCTTCAGCTTTAGAAACAAATGTCATGAGTTATATATTTCCAGGAGACCTAAATTCTTTAGATCATTGGATGTGTTTTAGAGTAAATAAACCAGAATTAATGAGAGCTAAAGATTTTCCTGTTTCTTCTGATATGGCAAGAATATTTTTACCAATGCCTCCAGCTTTAGCTACTTCATACAATCAAGGATATAATGCAGAATCTATAGGCGTGCTCGGCATGGGGGGCTCTAAGATAGGAGCAAAAGCTCGCGAGGGGGGGTTTTCTGCCGTTGTAGATTCCGCAAAAGATAAAGCAGCGGATGTATTAGAAAATCCTGGAAAAGCTGCTAAAGATGCTTTATCTGCTGCAGCTAATATTGCTGGCGGCGGCGGAGCATCTGGAGGTGCGGTCATGGGAGCGATGATGGGTCGAATTACTGGTGGTATTATGGGCGCCATCGGCGGAGCTGCTGCAAAAGGAGCCATGGCGGGTGCGGGTGTAGCGCGTAATCCATATATGGCGCTTGTATATCAAAATCCACAATTCCGTGAACATACCTTTTCTTGGAAATTTGTTTCTAAAAATTTCAAGGATTCAAGGAATTTATTATATATCATACAAGTGTTGAAATATTATTCTCATCCAAGTAGAACAGGAGAAGGTGAGGGCGCAGGATTATCGCATTTTTATAACTATCCAGAACAATTTGATATAGATTTTCATCATGATGAAATGTTGTTTAATATAGGCCCTTCAGTACTTAAAGGAATGCAAGTAAATTATCATCCCGATGGTCCATTATATCATACATCAGAAAATTCGGAACTTAATTTAGGGAATGATATTAAAGCACCAGTAGCTATTCAATTACAACTTACATTCCAAGAAGTTGCTATTATTACTAAAGCCGAACTTAATGCTGAGAAGAGATAAATAATGTCCTATTTCTTTAATAATTATCCACAAATAGAATATGATTTGCTTAAAAATAAGCAACCACGAACAATTCAAAATATTTTATCTCGTTATAAATTATTGGATATTTTGAAAAATAAAACAGCACTATATCATAAACATGATATAGAAGAAGATCAAAGTGCACAATTAATTGCAGATAAGTATTATGGAGATATTACTTTAGATTGGGTAATATATATTACAAATGATATTTTAGATCCTTTATATGATTGGCCTTTGGGGTATTATAATTTTTTAAATTACATTAAAAGTAAATATGATACAGTGGAATCAGCAATGAATACAACTCATCATTATGAATGGATATATCAAACACAATCTGTTCTTTATGATGATACAATAGTCCCTGAAAAAATTATAAAAGTTGATGCAACTACTTATGCTGGTTTACCAGTAGCAGATAAAAGAACTGTTTCAAATTATACTTATGAAGAACGAGAAAATGAAAAGAAGAGATCTATTAAAGTCTTGGATAAAATGTATCTTGGTTTATTCTTAGACGAAGCAAAGGGCATTTTTGTATAATGGCTGTGTCATATAAAGCCAATAATATTGATTTAAAACAGTGTCTTCTAATAAATTTTAAAAAAAATTATAGAGACATAAAAAGTTTGGTTAATGAAATCAATATATATCATGATCTTATGGCTAATGGAATTGAATGTGAACTTGTTATAACTGATTCGGTTGGTTTAATTGAAATGTTTCCCATAGTTGGTGATGAAACTATTGTTATTCAATTTGTAACTCCATCATTTGAAGAAATCAGAGAATATGTTTTTAGAGTATATAAAGTTTCTAATCGAACAAAGGGTGGACAAAGAACAGATTCTTACATATTACATGGTATTTCTCAAGAAGTTATTAATAGTGATTTAAAAACTGTTAATAGATCATATAGAGATATGACTGGTTCTCAAATTGTAAAAGCTATACATAAAGATTATATGAGACCAGTTATAAAAGATCACTATTTTGTTAAAACGAAAAAATTATATATTCAAGATACTGAACAACAACACCACCAAATTTTTTCTAATATAAACCCTATAAGAGCTATTAATACAATAGCTTTTGAAACTAAAGTAAAAAATGGTGGCAGTCTTAAGACTTATAATTATTTAGATGAATATAAAAAAGTTGTAAAAACAGAAGCTGTTAATAATGAAAGTCAAGCATCAAATTTTATTTATTATGAAAATTATGATGGTTGGTATTTTAGAACAATTGATAGTTTATTAACACAAAAATATAAAAATGCACCATCTAAAGAGGCAGATTATTTTGACGATTTTTATTTAATGGATGCTGCACTTGAACAACGTGCTAAGGCAACGGGACTTGTAATACATCCACGGCAAATTATAAGTACTGTTGATTTTGAAAAACAATTTGATACTCTTGAAAATATAGAATCTGGTTTATATTTCCATAAGGTAGAAACAATAGATCCTATTTTAAAGAAATTTACTACAAATAATTTTCATTATGATACAGAAGCCAAAAAATTTGAACATTTAGAAAAAAATAAAAAATTATATTCTAAAGATTCTATATTTTCAAAAGATGAAATTAATGATGTTTCGACGTCGAAACATCGTACAAGTTATCAACATTATTTTGTTTCAAATATTGGGCCTGAATCCTCTCCTGACTATTATAATATTCCATATGTAAAAGAAAAGATCTATATTCCATATAAAAATACAAAAGAAACTGAAACTGATGCACAAATAAGAAATCCAAGACAAGTACATAATTGGTTTTCATATGATTTAGCTTCACGTATTCAACTCAATAATATAGTTTTAACAATAACAATTCCAGGTAATACAGATATTGAAATTGGACATAAAGTAAATTTACATATACCACAAACATCAGAAGTACCAGAATATATGTCAAAATTAAATTTACTTTATAATAAAAGATTTTTTATTACTGCTGTGCGTCATGTAATTAATAAAAATGATGAAACATTTTTTACTACTATAGAATGTATTAAAGATGTTTATGGTAGAGAAATTAAAGAAGAAACAAACTAATGAAAAATATAGGCACAGAATTTATATGGTGGTTTGGTATAGTTGAAGATCGAGATGATCCTTTACAACTTGGGCGCGTTCGAGTTCGTTGTTATGGCTATCATACAGATGATAAAAATGCAATTCCTACTGAAGATTTACCTTGGGCTCAACCAATACAAAATATTACATCAGCTGCTATGGGAAATATTGGACATTCCCCCACGGGATTGCTTGAGGGCAGTTGGGTTGTTGGTTTTTTTATGGATGGATCTTCAAAACAAAAACCTATAATAATAGGTTCTCTTTCTGGAATTCCTACTCAAGAAATTATTAAAGAAAAAGGATTTAATGATCCAAATGGTACATATCCTAATCGTTTGAATGAACCTGATGTTAATAGACTTGCTAGAGGAAATGAAACAATATCAGGAACTAAATTTGATCATGCTGTACTTAATAAAAAAGATACTGCTGTAACTTCTGATATTCCAATTGCTAATTCTACTGATGTATGGAATGAACCCCTCTCTGCATATGCAGCTACTTATCCGAAAAATCATGTATTTGAATCTGAGAGTGGACATATAAAAGAATTTGATGATACAACTAATAACGAGAGAATACATGAATATCATAAAGCTGGTACGTTTTACGAAATAGATAAAGATGGAAATAGAGTTACAAGAATTGTTGGTAATAATTATGAAATAATTGCAAAAAATAATAATGTAAATATAAAAGGTGATGTAAATTTAACAATTGATTCTAATTGTAATACTTATATTAAAAAAGATTGGAATATTCAAGTAGATGGAAATGTGAATGAAGTAATTAAAGGTACATTAACACAAACAGTTACTAAAGCTGTTACTGAAAATTATGGTGCAACTCATACAGAAACTGCCGGTGGTAATATTACTATTACGGGCCCAAAGATTGATCTTAATCCATAGGAATAAATATGCCAAATGTAGCAAGAATGGGAGATGCAAATAGTGGTGGTGGAGTTATAGATTCTATACCGCAAAGTACTGTCTATGCAAATGGTCAACTTATATCAGTGGATGGTAGTCAAGGAACTGGTCATGCACCAGGTATTCATGCTTATCATGCTTGGGTTACAGCAAGTGGTTCTCCAACTGTTTTTATAAAAAAGATCCCAGTAAATGATCAAGGTGATGCTGATACTTGTGGTCATGCTAGAGTTGGAGGAAGTCCAGATGTATTTACACACGGCAGTTAACATTATAAATAATAAAAAAATAAGAGAGTGAAATGCCCGAATTAAAAGAACCCGTATTTAAAGACATTCCACTAAATTTAACAGCACATCCAATTACGGGTAATGTTAAAGCTTTAAAAAATACAGATGCTGTAAAACAAAGTGTAAGAAATATTGTTCTTACAAATCATTATGAAAGACCTTATAATAAGTATCTAGGTGGAGATCTTATATCTCAAATGTTTGAGAATATGGATCCTATGACTGAATATAATATTAGTAAAAATATTAGACAAGCATTAGATAATTTTGAACCTCGAGCTATTGTAACAGAAATTAAAACAAATGCTCGGCATGATCTTAATGGAATTAATGTTAATATAACATTTCATTTAAAAAATGATCCTAATCCACAAATCGTCGACGTATTATTAGAAAGAGTTCGATAATGGCAACCAATTCATCAATAAGTGTTACAGAATTAGATTTTGATAATATAAAATCTTCTTTAAAAACATATATATCCGCTAAACCTGAATTTACTGATTATAATTTTGAAGGTTCCACTATGAGTATACTTTTGGATCTTCTTTCATATAATACATATCAAAATGCATTTTATACAAGTATGGTCGGGAATGAAATGTTTCTTGATTCTGCACAGTTACGAAATAATGTAATATCTCGTGCTAAAATGCTTAATTTTACTCCTAGATCTACAAGGGGGGCTAATACAACAGCAACTATTGTAGTATCTCCAACTGATACAACTTTAGATTTTGTTACTATACCAAAAAATACAGAATGGTCAACTACAATAGATGGAGAAGAATATAAATTTATAACTCCGATATCTTATAATTTTTATTCTGGTGATAGTTATACGGGTACTGTTACTCTCACAGAAGGGCGTTCTATAACACATAGATGGACTGTCAATACAAGCAATCCAGAAAAATATATTTTGCCCAATGAAGATATTGATACAAGATCTATTACAGTAGATATTCAAGAATCTGATGTTGATACTACAACTACTCGATATACTTTAGCATCTGATATTACAGATGTCACCGCTACTTCTACAGTATATTTTTTACAAGAAATAGAAAATAATCAATATGAAATATATTTTGGGAATGATGTTTTAGGCAAAACGCCGATTAATAATAATATTGTTATAGTTAATTATCGTATTTGCAATGGTTCTTTAGGTAATGATGTTGCTATTACATCTTTTAATACTGTTACTTCAATAAGCGGGCATCCTGTATCAGTAACTATAAATGCTGTAACATCGGGTGGTGCAAATAGTGAAAGTATAGATTCTATTAAATTTAATGCTCCAAAGAATTTTGAAACTCAAAATCGCGCAGTTCTTAAAGAAGATTATAAACGAATTATTTTGAGAGATAATGGAGATTTAAATTCTGTAAGTGTTTGGGGTGGTGAAGAAAATACTCCAGCCATTTATGGAAAAGTATATATTTCTGTAAAACCGACAGCAGCTAATGTTATATCATCTGATAGAAAAAATAGCATCAAAACTCAATTGAAGAAATATAATGTAATGGGTATTGATCCAGAATTCGTTGATGCATCATTTTTATATATTCAACCAATTATAACTGCTAATTATGATCCAACTACAACTACTTTAAATGCTGGTGCTGTACAAACAAAAATTTTAAATGCTATCACAGCATTTGAAACAGCTAATCTTGGAACTTTTGTTGCTAACAAATTTAAATTTTCACAATTTGTAAAAACTATAGATGATTCTGATACTTCAGTTACGAGTAATATAACATCTATTAAAATAGAACGGAGATTTATCCCAAGTTTAACTACAGTTTCAACTTATAATATTGCATTTAATAATACAATTTATAATCCACATAGTGGACATAAATATGCAATAAGTTCTTCAGCTTTTACTTCTTCTGGTAAAACTTCTTATTTTGATGATGATGGTAATGGTATACTTAGAATTTATTATATATCAGGTTTAAATAGAATTTATACTAATTCTACTGCTGGTACTATTGATTATGATACAGGTTTAGTTACAATTTCTTCATTTTTACCAACTGCTTTCTCTGGAAGTGAATTAAGTATTTATGTTGTACCGAATTCAGAAAATATAGATGCAGTAAGAAATCAACTACTTTTAATTGCAGGAGCAACTGTAACTCTATTAGATGATACTACAACTTTAATTGCAGCCAGCACTGTTACAGCTACCACATCGGGTGTATCGACAACAGTTTCTGGTACAGGTATTAACACGGTAATTTATTAATGTCAACTCCATTTAAGACATCAAATATAATTGAGCAACAATTTCCAGATTTTGTTCGGGATGATGGGCCTAATCTTGTAGCATTTCTCAAAGCATATTATGAATGGACAGAACAGGCTAATAATAATATTGAAGTTTCAAAAAATTTATTAAATTATCAAGATATAGATAATACGTATGATAAGTATTTAGAATATTTTCATCGTGAAATTATGGGATCAATTCCTAGATCAACTCTTGTTGATAGAAAACTTCTTGCGAAACATATTAAAGATATGTATAGATCTAGAGGATCTGAATTATCATATCAATTATTATTCCGTATTTTATATAATGAAGAAATAGAATTTTATTATCCTGGTCAAGATATGCTTCGTGTATCTGATGGTAGATGGGTAAAAGAAACAACAATTAGATTAGGAGCACCTAGAACTGGTGTAGGTTCTCTTTTTAGCGGTGAACCTATTATAGGAGTTACTAGTGGTGCTACAGCAACTGTAGATAAAGTGTTAGGTTCTATAACTAGTGGTGTTGCAATAGATGAATTATATTT